TTAACTGCGTGACGCGGGTATTTTAAAAATCACTAAAGAACGCCCAAGAGCATGTGTTTTCTTTAGTATATTCAACACATTAAAAATTGACATCGTATGAAGTTCGGTAAAATTCATATGTGTTATAACGTCCCAATCATGCCCCAAAATGCCCCAAAGCAGACATTTTTGTCCCAAATATGCCCCAAGATAACCACCCGCCATGCCTCGTTACCTGCCTTGACACTGTATAAATAACCAGACAATATTAACTGTATATTCATCCAGTAAAGGAGCAATAATCAATGTTCGTGGAACTCGTTTATGACAAAAGGAATTTTGATGGACTGCCCGGTGCAAAAGATATCATTCTGGGCGAGTTGACCAAGAGGGTTCAACGGATTTTCCCCGGCGCTGATGTCCGGGTGAAACCGATGATGACATTGCCGGCGATCAACACTGACGCCAGCAAGCACGAGAAGGAACAGATAAGCCGTACTGTTCAGGAAATGTTTGAAGAGGCTGATATGTGGCTGGTTTCAGATTAAGTGACGGTCTGCCGCAGCCCGTTCTGCATACGACGTGACTGCGGCAATTCATATCACAAGAAAGGCATCACACCCTACTGCCCTGAAGTTCAGTAATTTGTTTCTGCAATGCCTGAATTGCTCCGGTCATTTTTGCAAGCATTGCGACTTCGTTCAGACTATACGCCCCGACTGGGTTGAGTGGATCAAAGTCTTCTTTCAGACCATCTCCGGTAACACACTCGGGTGATACTTCAACAAGGTCGTTTGCAATAAACCCGAGCTTCTCATCAGATTCCGGAATAACCCCGCGCTTTTTATATTTGAATAATGCAGGTTTCCAGCGCAATACCTCATCAAGGCATTGGATGTAAAATGTTGGCGATTCATCTGACTGATAAATTATGTCTTTCTTCAGAAATTTATCTGATGTAGTGACAAGTGACACCTGACCGACGTTAGACGAATCAACCCATGCATTGAGTGAGCCGTTCCAGTGAAAATTCCAGACGTTTGATGTTGTCGCCCCACTTTGCCCCTGACGTGAACGATACCCCCCCGCCGCATCCATGACGCTGACTAAATAAATTCCATTCGAGCTCAGCTGCAAGCGGTCAACGCCGGCAGTACTCATAATCATCACACCTGATGACTGGTATATTGATGCGGCACCTCCATCAAAATTCATTTTCCCGGTAAAATTCGGAAAATATGAGTCTGCCTTTTTATTCAGATCTGTTTTATCAGCTTTGTCACCCACACTATTGATTAATTTTTTCGCTGATGGCCCTGTCATCTGGCTGTAGTCTGGAAGCGTGATGGTTACATCGCCGGTAGCGGTGAAGAACTGCTGCCAGTTCTGTTTATCGTAGTTCAGGCCTCGAAGCGCTTCTGTGCTCTGAGCCACCAGCGCCGCGGTGACCATATTCAGCGCCACACGAGGAACAGCAGACCAGGCCGCACCAGATTGTGTTGGCCCGGTGTAGTTACTGACCAGCGTCAACGCTGTACCGCTTTCCACTGATTTAACCGGGAGCGTATAGGGAACGCCGCCGACAGTGACAACAATAAAATCTCCGGCCGCCACCTCGGTGGTAAACGCGGTCCCGCTGCCAGCGACCGCAGCAGAATTATGCGTCAAGGTTAAAGTTCCTGCTGACATGGATATCTCCTGAATTCAGGTAATAAAAAACCCGCCGGAGCGGGTTATTTTTGGTATTTCATTGAGGGCAATTCGAACTGGTGAAGTTATTTTTATTCACCCATCGCCAGTTAAATGGATAACCGGCTCTGTACTCAGTCTGATTAGCAACTTTTCGCACACCGTAAATCTGCACTGACTGGGGCAGTCCACCAGCCACTAACTCAGCCTGACAAACCGGTTTCTGTTTCTCCAGAACGGGTCCTGAACATGCTGAAAGCACCAGACAGGCAATAACTGGAATAATTATATTTTTCATTTCGACACCAGAGTTAATTATTTAAACAAAAAATAACCAATGGCGTTGAATAATAAAAATAGTTTTAATAGATCAATATTCTTAAATTGATCGTTTAAATCGATCGGTTTAATCATATGCGGCTGTGTTTATCGCCGTTATTACAATCCCGCTATTCGTCGTTCCGACTGAAGAACCACTTGCTGTTGTTGATGAAAGTCCTTTTATTCTTGTTCCCGCACCTTCATTGAAGCACCCCGTTCCCACATCCACAGGCTGGATTATTGGCTGCCCACCAGGTGCTGAACCAGCATGCAGAAGAACAGACCCCAGCCCCATCGGATTTACAGCCCATTTGCCTGCCATGTATGTATCGATGTTAAGCCCACCCATTGCAGCACCTGGTGAGCCTATAGTTGTAAGGTCGCTTAATACCCGGGACTCATTCGTAAGTACCAGTGTCCCTTCGGCATCCCATATAGCCACACCCCAGGCCGGAAGCGTAAGCGGATATATGGCAAAAAAATACGTCTCAAGAACAAAAGCCGATCCTCTGTAATTAGACGCATCAACACTGAACGTATTACCAGTTTTTGAAGATGATATCTTCGCCGGGGCGCTGGTTCGTGCAAATACAATACCCCCCTTCTGACCGTCGATAGTCAGTGACACCGAAGCACTGTTAAACCCCCCCCCCAAAGTTGAGTTTACAGTTACTTTTCGGTAAAGCGTCATTGGTGTGGAATCAGGCGTGATAAAAGGGTTTCCGTTAGGTAATGAAATCAATGCGCCATATTTAGCCATTTATACAGTCTCCGCAAACACGATTAACTGCACCTTCATTGCCGGGTAATCGTTAATACCATCACCACCAGAAGGCTGTATTGTTATGGTGTTTCCTGACGCAATAATGCTTCTTTTGTCTGTGTAACTGATCGTCCCTTTATCTTCCAGAGTACCCACCGCAAAACCAACCTTTAAACCCGGCTCAAGGTTGAACTGGTAGCTTCCTGTTTTCTGACCTAAAGCAAGATCGATGATGCCCACCACGGTTACAGGTTTAATGCCATAGTTATTCGGGACGCCATTTGCGTCCCACGTCTGAATTCCCCATGACATCAGAATACCCCTGTTAATTTGCCAATCTGCACGCGGAGAACGCCATTGCCATCTTTAACGCTGTAATTGAGATTGGTCATTTTCGTTGCACCCTCTCCGGCAACCGCCCCATTCATTTCAAACGTCCCGTCTGATTTCATGATGGTGCCGGTTTGTCCCTGTACATAATTAGCGGATCGCAGCTCACCAATTTTTGCCAGCGTGATTTGGCTATACTGAATAAACGCATCGCTGATAAACACCTGACCATTAACAGCAGCAAACGGAGAATATTGTGTATCATCGCTGCCACTCATCAGGACGAACTGATTAGCGTTAAACCCGACGCGGGTGACTACCGGCTTACCCGCTTCCGCCAGTACCGCGATCGACATCCCGGCGTTATACATCACACCGTTTATTCGAACCCCGGTTTTAAGGGTGTAAATTGCAGATGCCCCGGTCGCATCAACCACGGCGGTGAGCTTATCTTCCAGCGCGGCAGTCACATCATTGAACTGCGCCTGCACCTGCGTGGACATTTCAGCCATGGCTTTATCGACCTGCGCAATGGTCGTTTTGACCACCAGAATATCCGCGCGCACTTCGCCGTACTGCGCCCACTGATGTTCTACCGTTCCATGATTGGCCAGTGCATTCTGCAATGCGGCTTCGAGGTTGGTATCAATGTCGCTTGTCAGGCGGTCACCGTCGGCAGACGTCAGGAAGTCATCTGCAATATCGCCCAGGTAGTCGTCAGCATTCGCATTAGATTCACCACGAACCCAGTCGGTCCAGCCGGATTCATTACCCGTTCTGTCTACCAGCTGCGCGCGGTACCAGAATTCCTGCCCCGCTTTTAATCCCAGTTGGGTGTATTCGGCAGAAGGATAAGGCACATCAGACAACAGCAGAGGATTTGAGAAATCACTGTTCGCGGTGTACTGAACTTCAGTTTTCAGTGTGTCCCCGGTGTTAGCCGGGAATCCCCAGTTCAGGCGAATCCCCCAGTTGATCGGCGTTGTCGCAAAGCCGACAGGTTTTGGCGGATTTCCCACCTTACCCGTCAGCGTTTTTTCTTCGGAATAGCCCCAGCCAGAGGAAATTTCAGCGGCATTAATGGCACGCACACGCACGAGGTAGCGCCCTGCATAAATACCCGATACATCAAATGAGTTGGTGGAGCTGCGCGGCACGTTTACCCAGTTACCATCATTGCGGCGCCACTGTGCCTCGTAGGCGATGGCGTTCTGCGCCTGGTCCCAGCTCACCCGCATGGTCTCAACGCTGATATTCTGCTGAACCACTGAAAACGAGCTGATCACAATGTTAGCCGGCGGCGACTGGTTACCCGGCGGGATCACACTCACCGGCCGCTGGTCAATGATGGCTCCGGTATCGATACGGGCATATTTATCAGGGTCGTGCCATGCGCCGGTAATCGAGAAGGTACCATCATTGTTATCGGAGACACTGACAACACGATACTGCTGGGCGTAGAGTTCATCTGACTCAACCACCCATACAGCTTCGGCCTGTGGTGTCTCACTGTATGCCGTGGTGACTGTGACTGATTCCCCGTTAACCGCCTGAATAGTCCTGCTCTGTGACGCACCGGAAGGAAGATTGAGAATAAGGCGATCGCCTGCTGCTGCATCAGCTACGCGGTCAAGTTTAATCACGCGACCGTTAACAGCACTGATGCGGCCGCCCATAACTTTGCCGGACAGAAGCTCGTCTGACACGGCGATGATGTATCCCGGCTGCGGAATGTTTCCGTCCAGGCCAACATCAAACGAAACAACGCGATCCTTGTTGTTGGTGAGAATACCCCAGCGACCCTTTCGGTTCGCTTCTGACTGCCGGGTACAGCCGATGGCTGTCATTTCCAGCTGATTAAATCCGTACCGGGCCACCAGAGGCTGCTCAAACACTGGCTCCATCGCATCAGCATAGGCGTTACCCGGATCAGACCAGGAAACCAGCGCTGTTGTATAGCGCGTTTTTGTCGTGCTGCTGGAATAGGTAAAGCGTCCGTCGATAACGTTAGCGCGGGTGTAAGCGTAATCCACATCTCTCGGCATATCGGCAAGCGCAACAATCTGATCACCGCCCCAGTACGTCATACCCCGGAATATAGCCGCAAAATCACGCAGGACCGTGTAGGCGTCGTTCCGGTCCTGAACGTACACGTTGCAGGTATAGCGTGGTTCGGTACCACTGCCACCTTTACCGTCCGGAACTGGCTGATCGCAATACTGAGCCACCTGATACAGCGTCCACTTATCGATGTTCGCCGCAGTGAGCCGGTGACCGAGACCAAAGCGGTCTGATACCACCAGATCGTAAAAAATCCACGCAGGGTTATCGGTCCATGCCCATTTAAACGCCCCCTGCCATGTACCGCTGTAAGTCCTTGTTTCAGGGTCGTAATTATCCGGTACACGGATCACGCGCATTTTTGGCTCGCAAGAAATCTGTGGAATAGAGCCATTGAACTGGCTTGAGTCAAATTCGATGTACAACAAAGCGGTATTTGGATAACGTAATTTGGCGTCAATTACCTCCGTGAAGCTCTGCAGTGTCATTGTGTCGCCGATCTTAGCGCTATTGGCATCAGCGGTTATCTTGCGAAGTCGAATTGTCCAGGTGCTGCCAGTCTGAGGTAAATCAATACGGTGGCTGCGTTCGTAGCCTGAGGTGGTTTTCCCGGTTACGCTGGTATTGAGTACGGTTTGCCACGTACCACCATCGGTCTGCAGGTCTACCGCATAATTGATCGAATACCCAACGAGATCGCCGTTATCTTCCTGCTTAAATAACGATGGCCATTTCAGGCGCAGACGAACGGCTGAAAGCTGGGAATTGGTAAAGGTACGTGTCCATGCTGTTGCACTTGAAACCTCAGAGCCAACATTGATCTCATTTTCAGTACCGGGGATACCCTGAATGTAATTCTGCGCCTGCGTTCCTGAACGGAACTCCCACACTACGCCACTGAAATTCTGCGAGCCATCCGCATTCTCAAGCGCAGTACCATCCAGATAAATATCCTTGCCAGTCAACTGTCCTGCGTACTCACCCTCTCCCAGCGCTACGAGTATTTTTGCCTTCGCTACCGACTGAAGATCATCTGGCTGTTCGGTTGGGGTTCGGGAACTGGAACTGCCGCCCTTGCGGCCTTTAATCGTGGTTGCTAAAGCCATATCGCGCCCATAAAAAAAGCCACCCTGAGGTAGCCTGAGAAAAGGATTTTTTCTTACTGCTGATCTTCGACGTATATTCCGGCAGAAATAATCGCCCCACCAATTCGACGCTTTCCATATCCCAGAGGAACGGGATATCCCTGCGCCGCTGTATTGGTTACTCCGCCGAAAGCATACGAAGCACGGTTGTCAGCACTTTGTTTGCTGGCAAGTCCTGCTGGCTGTGGCGAAAGCATTTGGATTACGCCTCCAGCCATTAATGCAACACCGGGTGCGACCAATACCATACTTGCACCGCCAGTAAAACCTGACAAAGCGTAGCCAGCTACAACAAGGACGGCACCTAATATGGTTTGTAACAGGCCAGCTTTTTTACTACCAATAACTACTGGCACGATCCGGATCACTTCACCTGTCACCGGAAAGCCTAAATCATCTTCCCCAATATTTTTCTTTCCTCGAAAAACTGCATATGTCAGACCGCGCTGTTTACTTGAATTCATGAAGGCCTCAAACCCTTTCACTGTTGCAGCTAGCGCTCGACAGGCTTCTCGGGTTGAGCTAATTAAACGATGATGCGTCTTACCAAAGGTTTTACCAAGAATCCCGCTTAGTTCAATTTGGGTCATAACTTCTTGCTGCATACTCTTCTCCAATAAAAAAGCCACCCGGAGGTGGCCATTTATAAAATGACTCGAACTATATGGTTGATGCTCTGATATCAAGTCCGGAATTAGTATCTCCGGTGATGCGGAATTTTTGATGTTCACGAGCATTGATCTGCGTGGCAGTCTCTTTGAGTGGTTGTCCGACCTGCATTCCACATAATCCTTTACCTTTTGAATCGCCAGATATTCCTAGAATATGTCGGCCGGATGTAACATTGATATCGATCGTTTCTCCCGTATCAATTCTTGCATAGGATTTTCCATCAATAGTTACTTCTACAAAGCATCCACCACCAGCAAACCATCCTTGATCTCGTGTAATTGTTATCACCGAGTCACCAGCCCCCTTCAGCAATACACGTTCAGATGGTACTTGTTTTGCAACGGTAGAATTCACCGCCGTGGTTGAACACCCAGCAACGCTAAGCGCAATTAGAAGCAGCAAAGTCTTTTTCATATCCCTATCACCTTTGATTAATTTGCCAAAAGAGTAGCAGGGATCCGGTAACGACAAAACCCGCAGTTAAGCGGGTTGGGATAGCAAAAACATTTTAACTGCTTTGAAATTTATGCCACATCAGCACCATGAATCAGATGGCGCAACGCATCAATTCCGTTAGTGTTGTACCGGAACGCTTCAACCTGTTTACTTGAGTAGGCCGACTTGTCCAGAAAGAACTTGCCATGCGCTTCTGTCTTCAGCTTGTGTGTGTTAGCAACGCGTCCAATTTTCTGAGCAGAAACCCCCAGCATCTCCCCCACCTCACTCGCAGTGTGGTAATGCTCCTCGATAACAGGCAACGGGATGGCGTCATAACCAATAAGCGGATTAATCAACGATGCCGTGAGCACCTGATGTGCCATCGGATCCAATCTAGGAAGCAGAGTAATGATTTCCCGCGCGCTCGCGATATTCTTCTCCAATGCCTGGGCTTTCAACTGTTCTGCCTTAGCCAATCGGTACTCAGTGATACCTGTGTTGCTTTTTGGCATCGCTGGTAATACCTGCATATCTTCCAGCTTATCAACCAGAGAACGTCGAACGGCTTTCGATTCACGAGCGGCTACTCGGAGGGCTTGCTTGATAGACATTGTAATTACTTCAATGTCTTGACCATTTTTACGACCTACACTTTTTGTGTAGGTCTCCCCTTCAAGCTCATCAACAACCTTCTCAATGAACTTGTTATTTCGGACAGCCGGCTCACCGCATTGCTTTCGCGCAGCATTCACCATTTCCAGCAAGTACTGGCTATCAATGGTTTTCTCGGTGACATTAGCGCTATTTACTGCTAAATTTAATGAAGTCATTGGTTGGACCCTTATGACAGATTTATGGATAGCCGATAGCTCTAACTATCGGCTTTTCTATTTGCAGCATTGCAAATTCAGTAGATTCTTGGCCTTTCTCCTTCCTGAAGCTGTAGTTCAGCATGAGTCTTAATCATGTACATAAACGCGGCCCCATCATTGAAACGATCGTGAAGACGGCCTGCGAGCGGAGACTCAATCGCCCTCAACGCTGGCTCTATCTGGTTAAACCATGCTTCACACATAATCTCGAAATAATCGAACATTGCGTTTGCATTGTGGGCGTGGACTTCTCGATCGCTGAGCATCTTCGGTACTGGAAAGTTAATAGATACCTCACGGTCCAGAATGTCTAACACCCAGTGTCGGAATTCTTTAGCAACCGGAGTTCTGGCAAACATAGCGACCATGTGTGCGCCACGTAGAGAAAAAACCCTAGTTTCCTGATGCCCACCAGGGGTGGTCAACTTGACCACCCTTGTCATTTTTTCTGTAAACTCATCAATATGACGAGCAAAAATTCGCTGAACAGCTTTATCGTCTGCATATTGAAGCGCGTAACCAATCTGATTAGCGGTCAGCCAGATGCCATCGATATCAGGAGCTGGCTGCAGAGAAATGCCATGGAAGTTCAGCTCTTCTTTCGTTACACTGTTCATGTCGATATTTCCTGCCAAGGATTTCTTCGATAAGAAGCCCAGGGTGTTCGCGCACTCCTGGGTTTCACTGTTTTTATGCTTGTTCACTCTTCCCCCCTTCTAATCCGTACGCTTTCCTCAACTGATAGATGAGCTCAGTATTGAACTGACGGCACTCATCTTCCCCATTTCTCTCTATCGCCAACCGGACATCTTCAGGAAATCGAACCTTTCGCTGGTACATATCTTTAGCTTTTTCCATAACCCCTCCAATTATGCCCCACGGTGGGGCGCTTAAAGTGTCACACCGTGCGTCATTGATGTCAACCCCACCGTGGGGCATAATTTACATAATGTGAACTTTTTGAGTGAGGCAACCAAATGAGCAGAGAAGATCCTCAACTAAGAATAAGATTACCAATTGAATTAAAAGAAAAAATTGAAGATGCAGCAAAATCCAATAACCGCTCTATGAATGCTGAAATAGTTCAACGTCTCGACAACAGCTTCCTTAGCGAATTACGTGAAGATGAAGTAATTTCTGCTCAAGATGCAATTCAACTTGTTGAAAAAGCGAGGGATGAACTCTCTGAAATAATATTCAAAAGGACTTTTTCAGAGATCAACAAAAAGGTCCGGATTGGTCATTCCACATTCCATATTCATCTCAGCGATCTTGAGTTGGACGGACTTAGTGACGATGATTTCAACACTGTTTTCAAAAAAACTTTTAGTCGCCTAAAAGAGTTAGGTTACGAAGTCTGGGAAAAGACTTGGGATGCGGATGGTTTTGGGGTGGAAATTCCAGGGGAACAGCCCACCTAAATGGGCTTAAGCTAGAGTCTTATAACGAAGTATCTTCATCGTCCGTTCCTGCCAGTAACCACCATAAGGCACACGCTGGCTCAAATGGCCATAAAGATGGTGGAGTAACATGTTACCTTCCAGCAGGATCCCTGCATGGTTCCACTTATTAGCCTGGACCTGCATGATAACCATATCACCTGGCTGCGGTACGCCACTGAATTCTCGGAATCCGCATTCATACCAGCAATCGTGGTAGAAGTTTTCGGGGTAACTATCCTCCCACCAGGGATAATCCACGCGGTAATCCGTCAGCTCAATGCCATGCGTTTGCCGGAAATAACTCATCACCAGCCCCCAGCAATCGTAATGGCCGAGAACGAACGGACGTTCCAGCAGCGGTAACTCGCCGCGCGGCTGAATGGTGCGTAAATCCCCTTCCGGCCAGCTCACGATATGCCAGGGAAGTAACGTAGCGTCACACTGTGCCTTATCCAGTTCGCTCGCCTGCGTCGTGGCATCCGGGTGGCTGTGGACAATGGCAATCACTGTTCCCCAGTCTTCGGCAACAGCATAATCTTCCGGCGACAGGTGGAAATGCTCTGTCGGATCGATTGCCAGATTACGGCAGGGAATGTACCGCTGCACCCTGCTTTTTTGCACCACTACGCCGCAGCATTCGCGCGGATATTCAGCAGCAGCATGCGCCATAATGGCATCGATAATTTTCTGACGCATATCAGCTCCTGATCAGGGATGTGCCAGGGAAACCACCAAACGGCAACTCGTTCCCCTCACCATGCCTCAACTTGCACGCAGTGAGCGTGCCGGGACATTCATCGAGTGACGGATCGTTGACTGGGTTGTTGTGCTTGTCGAAATAACGCGTTCCGGCATAGTCGCATCCATCACCGGAGCGGTATTTGTTACGGATACACCAGGTACAAAGCGAATGTAGCTGCCGCGTCGGGATCATCAGTCCCTGCAGATCCATCGGACTGGACAACGTAAACGCCACCACTTCGTTGGTTTCAGTGCTCTTGGCGTCAATGTAAAACACCTTCAGCTTTTCCTGCTGCGGATCCGCTGACGGGTTGCCCTCCGGATAGTTTTTCGCATCCAGATACTGCGCCAGTGTGTCATGAATCGTGACCTTTGCCTGCAGCAGGTCATCATAAGCAAGACACAGCGCCGTAATGGAACTGTCCAGGTTAGCGACCGAGAGCGTTGGCTGCGCGTTGGTCCCGTCGGTCGCCGTCTCAATACCCTCGATCTGGCAGGGCCAGGCTTTATATTCCTGCCCCTGCCACCAGATCGATTTCGCCGGTAGCTTATTTTCATCTCCACCAGCAGCTGCAATTTCATCGGGAGTGTGGGCAATATTGTGGGCGTGGAAGCGGAGAACGTCGGAAACACCAAATGCGGTGCCATCGACATCAAAAAGCCGGACAACGTTGCCCGGCTCAAGTTTCTGATAATCACTGTTTAAGCTCATGGTGCAAATGCCTGTTCAAACGTTGCAGTTACGGTTTCCACTTTTTTATTCAGGGTGACTCGCTGCAGACTGTTTGCCTCAACACGCCAGAGGGCTAAATCACCACCAGGTGGAGTGAATGTGAAAGACTTGGTTTTATGCCTCCGTAAAAATGAATGAATCTCTCTGGCTAGTACCGGATCACCAGTAAAAGAAAAGGCATAATTTAGAACCTCATCGTTCAGGCCAGAACCACTAATCTGCTTGTATCCATCACCGAACTGAGCTGTTCTGACAGTATCCTTGCTGCTGAGAGTGGGTTGGCTCGCAGCCTGAATACGCCAGGTAAAGTGTTCTACAGCCATCACTTACCTCTGTTTGTTGGCGCTCCAGATGATTCCCCCCGGACGAATCTCCCTGGCGATACCATCACGAATGGAACGGTCGATCACTTTCTGATATGCCTTAGTCAGCGCATCACCACTGCCCTGCTGTTGTTTCTGATCGCCGGGCTGAGCAGTAGCGACTGAAACAGGTGCGTAAACGCTAACCCCACCGATGCCAGTCGAGGGGACCTTACCACCACCGACAAGACCGCCAGAGGCATACCCACGCATAAGTCGGTACAGGTTGGACACGCCGATACGGCTGGTAGATTCTTTGGTGAAAACAAACTCGCCGCGGTGAACAATACCGGCAGGCTCATATTTGCCACCGTGCCCGGTATAACCACCTACGTCATAGCCCGAGGGGCGGAAAGACGGTACCGCAAAAGACTGGCCTGACGCTGGCGCTTTAGCACCACCACTCACCCAGCCCATCGCGCTCTGGATGGTGTAGGCCACCAGCAGTTGGTTGATAACGGACACAATCATTTTGAGGATCGAACTGGTGAAGTCCTTAAAGCTGGCTTTGCCGGTTGTCACCAGGCTGGTAAGCTGGCCCGCCAGCCCGCTGAACGTTGCCTGTGAAATCTGCTGAACCGAGCTGAAGACGTTTGTCGCTGAATCCTGATATTCAGCCCAACCCTGTTTGGCACCTGCCAGCCAGTTTGCGCGCAGGGCATCTTCAGCCTCGAATGTCGCCCTTTGATCTTCAAGAACCTTTCGCTGCTCTGCCGGATTATAGGCATAGCTTTCGCTGAGACGCTTCAGGGTTGATTTTCTCCCAGCCTGCCGGCTGGATACCCCCTCTGACTGTGCCTGAAGACCGGCCCTTGCCGCACTCTGCTGCTGATGGAATTTAGCCGCCTGGTCGGCAAGCTGATTGAGCTTTTGCTGTTGAGCGACCTTATCGCCCAGGTCGGCCAGCTGCCGCTTGTACTCGAGCGTTTCTTCCTTGTGCGCCAGCAGGGATTTTTCCTGCGCCGTAAGCTGACGACGACCAGCAGCCTCCTGCAGAACGGTGAACTGATTTTCAGTCTGCCAGAGGTCCTGACGCTGTTTGCTTATGACGTCGTTTACGCTGGTATGCTGCTCAAGCGTTTTAAGCTGGGCCTGAAGGGTGAGAAGTTCGGCCTGCGCCTTTTCCTCTGCTTTGTCACCGGCTGGCGTTGAATAGCTTTTGCCTTTGGGGGTTTTTGCGTCCTTAAACTGCTTTTCAATCCCGGCCCGCGCTGCAGCAATATCCTTGTCAGTCCACAGCGTGGCGATTCCGTCTTTCGCATCCTGGCTGTTTTTCTCAATAAGCTGACTGAGCTTTTTCTCTGCTGAAGCCCGCTTTTCTGCCGCTGTCGCGCCGGACTCCACCAACTGGTTAAACTGCTGCTGGCTGCGGATTGCCTGAGTCTGCTGGTCCGTCCGCATTTTTTCCCGCGCGGCTGTCAGTCCTTCCTGGGCATATTGCTGATCAGCCAGATCATAAGCCTGCTTTTTAAGCTCCACCTGCTGGCGCGCGTTTCTCAGCCTTTCCGCATCAGCTTTCTGCAGAACGTTGTTACCGGCATAATCCGGGTCGACTTTAAGATTGCTGGACAGCGCACGGTACTCTTTCTCTGCTGCCTGCCATTCAGCAAAAGAGTCCTGGCGCTTCATCGCGGTGTCAGGATTACGCCCTACACCCAGCATCGCATCCCACGCCCCGGAAGCGGCATTCTTCACCCAATTCCAGGCTTTTTCGAGGGAGCCGAGATTGTCCTCTACAGCCCCCGCTCGTTGTATAACGGCATCAGAATATGCCCGCATTGCCAGCTCGGCTGCTTTCTGCGAATCCCCCAGCGCCTGAGCAGAAGAAATCTGTTCATACTGGGTGGCCGTCAGAAAATGCAGGGAATCATTGAGCGTCGCGACCGCGTTAACCGGATCATCCTTCAGACGTTTAAACTGGTTGATGGTTTCATCGACAGCCTGCCCGGTAGCCTGCTGCAGCCTGGCGGCAACATTGCTGACCATGCTGACATCATTACCGCTGAACGCGCCGCTTCCCACGACCTGTGCCAGCACACCTGCAGCGGCATGCTGCGTGATACCATTACCGGCCAGCGAACGCGCCAGCGCCTGAAGCTGACCGGATGTTTTACCCGCGTAGCTCCCGGTCAGGATTAGCTGTTTATTAAATTCCTCAGACTCTTTGCTACCGTCATACCAGGCTTTACCTAACCCGACAACCGCAGTAGCAATCCCCCCGACCATGCCAGCCATGCCCAGCCCGCGTAAAGTCATCAGCTGATCTATCCATCCGGCGCGGTTGGCCAGCGTAATACCCGAACCACGAAGGGCACCAAAGTTACCGCGCATGACTTCGCCCATCAGAACGCCAAGTTCCCGACGCGCCGCAGCACTTTGCAGACCCAGCCCGTGCGTGGCTACTTTAGCCGCTTCAAGCTTACGGATATAAACTTCTGCGGCATCACTGGCTCCAACCTGCGCAGCCTTCATTCGCAGCAGTTCGGTACCGGAGAGCTTTTGCTCTACGACCTGAGACTTCAGTTGACGGAGAAAACGCGCCCGTGCAATCCCTGCTTTCTCTTCGACAATCTGAAGCTCTTTCTGTCGGGCTGTCGTATGAGAGATCAACGCAAGGTAATCCTGCTGGGTAATATTTCCCTGAGCCCTTGCGGCACGAAAGCGTGCCTGCACATTAGCGAGAGATTGTGTTTCTCCGTTCAACTGGCGAACACTGTCTATCTGGCGAAAAAAAGATGCAGCAAGTTCATCCTGCCGCCTTGCGAGCACCGCCGCCTGGCCGTCATTCTCACGCATGCGCTGGCTGAGGTCTGCCACCCGGCGGTGTGTTTCATCAACGGATTTAGATACTTTTTGCCAGTTTTGAGCCAACCCTTCCGTGGCGTCTGCCTGGCGGGATTTGATTTCCGCCGCTGCAGAAGCACCTGCATCCCCCACACTTTTTAATGCTGCAACCTGTCGCTCTGAGGCGCGCTGCATTCGCGTTTGGACTTTTTCAGAGTCATCCGCCATCCCTGTGAGTTGGCCCTTTATACGGGCAACCTGCTCGCTGAACGTGGCGCTGTCGACATCAAGGTTGATGACCAGATCGCTAATCTGCTGGGCCATATCGGATACCTCCTGTGATCCCCTCAGCTGCGGCCATCAGCGTGTCATCATCCGGTTCATCATCACTGATGATGCTGCCGGAAGGAGAAAGCAGGCTGAAATGTGCGGGGGTAAGTTCCGGATCGCGGAAGAAAATAGAAGAGATGGAATAAAGCAGCCCGGAAAAATGCGCATCGAGCTGCGCGTCCTGAAAATAATGTTCCCGGTAGAACTGGTGCCAGTCGCCCAGCTCACCAGAAGTCATTCCAGCCAGCATGGCGCGCCAGTCGGGTCGCCCGAACTCGCGCGCCAGATTCAGGACAAATTTCAGCTCGCTGGCAAGGGCTTTTCCGCCGTAACAGCTTCTGCGCCTTCGGCCTCTGATGGGGCACCTGGATCGTCAGTGTTGTCATCATCAACCGGAACGAGCATGCCGGAGAGCAACTTAACCTGCATTTCAGCCTTGCCGATCGCTTCCGGCGGCCAGCCTTTGAGAACCTGCTGGTAAAGCGCTTCTTCGTCGGGACCTGCGGGGTCATTATGCCAGAGAGAAAGTGCGATCACGCGCGCACCGCAGCGGATGTTTGAACCCACCAGACGGGCAGTCATTTCCTGATCGCTGATGCTGTCGCTTTCATGGCCAAGTGTCTTTTCTTCCGCAGCCAGAAATTCAAGGTACTCAATACGCTGAAGCGCTGACAGTTCATTCAGCGTGGTGGATTCACCAAGGTAGTTAAATGTTTCTTTTTTGAGGAACATATCCCCCTCCTCAGGAAGCGGTGACAGTGACTTTGCAGACTGCAACGAAATTGCCGTCGCTGGTCATGACAATGATGTCTGCGGTACCGACTGCCACGCCCGTTACGGTGATCGTGCTGCCGCTTACAGATACGGTCGCTTTGGTCCCATCAGATGTGGCAACCCGGAACGAAGGATCCGATGCACTGGCTGGATTAACCGTCACATTAAGCGTGGTGGTCGCCGCAACAACGACGCTTGCCGTGGATTTATCAAGCGTGACGCCTGTAACAGCAATGGGCGCAGAACCACTTTCTTCAGCCAGTTCAGGCTTGCCAGTATTGGTGATTTTCGCTGTGCGGGTAATAACCTCTTTTGCCGGGATAGCTTTACCCAGGCTGCTGCACCAGCCGCGGAAAACGTCGACGGTACCATTCGGATATTTAATCTTGTACACCCGGACAGAACCATCGTTAAACCAGGTGACCAGTTCTTTCTGTCCCTGTTCTCCCGGCTTCCAGGCAAGCGTAAGTGATGTATCACCTGCCGATTTTGCACCCTGAGCGGTCGCGTTCCAGTCAGCGTCCTCATCGTCGAGGTAGGTGTCGTCATACGATTCGGCGGTCATTTCGCCCGGCGTGAGTTCCTTAATTTTTGCCAGACGACTCCAGTCGATATCAGAGAGGGGGTTAGCAAATGCGTTACCCGAGCCGGTGTACAGCCAGAGCGTGGTGCCAGCACCTTTTACGGGCGCCAGTGGATTGGGTGTAGGCATAAATACCTCTTACATTGAATACGTTAATGTGTACGTGAAATCGACGGAACCCCACGTGGCCATCTCATCATCCCGCTGGTAGTCGTAGCCCTGGGGAGTCATTGTTTCGATTAATGCGTCAAGACCCGGAATGCCCTCCATTGCCGGATATATTTTCTCTTCCATCCAGGAATCCAGCGCTGTGTCAGGGCTGGAGGCCTTAAGAAATACTTCGATGTGGAGAACGGCTTGCCACGAATCTTCATCAAGCGAATCGCCGGTGTACTCCGCGTCAGAAAGGTAAACAGCCACGGCAGGGAGATCCTGCTCTTCAAGAAAAACAGGGCGCCCGTCAAACCAGGTGACGGTGTCGGTGATATCGGCTTTCAGTTTTGCCAGAATGGCTGCACGAATTGCGCTGTGTTTGTTCATCGCTTCAGGTGGATCCTCAGTTGATTTTTCAGTGCTGCGGAAAGTTCTTTGGGCATATCGCTTTCAATAAGGCGCTTGGAAATAGAGGTGAATGCCACGGTGAGCGGTGTCTCAAGAGGAACTTTGACCACATCAATCGGATAACGGGCCTGACCTACGCGCCGCATGACCTGCCAGCGCCCGTTCTCCAGTTGTTGAATAAACGCATTGCGAAAGGTATAGGGTCCGATTTTAAGGACACTGCCCGATCCGTTTCTGGCCCCTTTTTTACGCGACAGCCGGACGCGCGCCGTGCCGAGCTTTATCGCGGGAAGATTACCGCGGTTGATTTTTATCGATGCGACCGGACGATCGTGGCGGGCCTTGCGTAAACGGGAACGCTGCCGGACCAGACGAACCGGAAGCCCCGTTTTCCGGTTATCATCCACCTTTGCCTCTTTCGCTACAGTTTTGCTGCCCTGACTTATCGTTCTGCTGGCCACACGGTTAAGTGCTTTCGCAGTTGCCTCAGGAACGATTAACCGGCTGAGGCTGTTGAGATTCTGAATAGCCCTTTCCAGGCCTTTAACCGACATCCCCCCCTCCTATTCGATAAAGATGCGCGGCTTACCGTTAAAGCGCTCGTGACGGGTCAGATGGAATTCCTCCCCCTCATAAATCACCACATCATTACGGCGTGGCTGGTAGCCAGCGGTAAACACCACCAGCGACCGCCCTGTTCCGCTTAAAGGCCCCATTTCTTCCAGAAACTCAGCCGGAATAACAATCATGGGCTCCCCGTTGATGGTCGCTGGCTTGCCCATTTTGTTCACCGTGACCGCATCCATGCGACTGACAAGTCTGTCAAAGGGATTAGGCATTGATTTTCACGGCTACAATTGCGGAACTGGCAGCAGCATCTTCCCAGGCAACCCCGGCCAGATCGGCACCTGTCGCGTCGTTCTGCACTTTTCCATCTTTGATATGAACCTGCTCACCGATGGTGATCGCATCGGTAGTCAGCTTGGGCAGCAGGAAAACACCTTCGGAAAAACCGTCCCCTGTCTGGCCTGCCGCAATATCAGTAATGGCAATCGCCACGACTTTCCCCACCATCACCGGCGAACCACTCAGGATCGCAGCGCTGCCCGTGTTGGCAATCTCAATAGTTTTGCCATGCTGTACAAAATTCTTCGCCATAAATTCAGTCTCCATCCAGCCCCATATGGGGCCGAATTCAGATACAAAAAAAAGCCCTGGTGGGCTGTGATGTGCTGCTTGAGTGGAAGGGATTATTTCCCGGTTGATTTCGCCATGCCGCGATAATCCAGAGGTGATACACCGGCATCGATGCGCACTTTGGTGGCAATACCGTCGGTAGTGAAGCCTTCTTGCTGATCGATATACGGAGTATCAACGCCGTTCAGGTAAGCCACTTCGATGGTGTCCGTGCCCTTAGCGGCGGCCAGATACCAGGCGCTGGTGTCTTTGGCGTCAAGACGCGGCTCCGCGATAACTTCAGCAAAGTTCTGAATTGGGTTCATGATACCGGCGTTGATATCCGCCCCTTTCACACTGGCAGACTTGATCGTCTGGTTTGCCAGGGTTTCGAGCGCGACTGGCACCAGCATGAATGCCGGGCGAATATTCAGGGGACGCTCACCCTCTTTCTGAAGACGCATCATCTTGCGCGCTTCATCAAGGCTGGCTACAGAAATCGCGCCTGCGGAAATATTGCCATGATCAGCATGGAACAGCGGCTTACCATCAGACAATTTCGCGTTTTCGGTCAGCACGGCATACACCAGGTCGCCAATCGTCCCTTTTGCTGCACGGCCCATCTTCATAGGTACATCGGTTAACTGATTCAGATCGTCGTTGATGATCGCCTGACGGGTAATAGAGAAGATTTCACCGTAGGTGGCCAGCGCGATGCTTTCACCTTTATCTTTGGTGGTCACATACTTATATTCAGCACCTTCGCGTACCTTACGCAGGGATGAGAAGCCGCCCAGACCGACACGATGCGCCGTTTTAAAGTCAGACAACTGGCCTTTCTTGGTCCACTGCTCAAAAGTTTCTGCCGCTTCCTCCCAGCCCTGAAGCAACGCTTTATTAGCAACGTCGAGCAGGATATTGCCGAAGTCAGACGTGCTGTGCGTCAGTGCCATGCCGACCATCTGCATCGGGTTATAGCTGGAAACGCCGATGCCGCGCTCGGTCAGCGCCATACGGGCATATTCGCGCAGCGTCATACCGTTGTAGACGTTATCACGCTCCATGCTCTCGAAGCCCGCGCGCGCCATCAGTGCCTGGCGAACTCCGTCGCCAACAAAGTTACCGTTCCCGGCGTAAATATGCGCATCCGTGGTTTTATTCGACGGGGTTGCATTTTTGCCCAGCGCCGCCAGCAGTTCATCTTTAGCCTGTGCAACGGTGCATTCCGGATCCGCGATGCATTTATTCTGCAGCTCATGATGCTTGCCGCCGAACATCGCAAAGAGATCGTTAATCGCGTTAACACGGTTCTTTTGCTCGGCAAGCACCTGTGCACGGATAGTGGCTTCATCAGAAGTGGACGCTGGCGCTGTGGTCGTCGTTGCCGGCACCTGTGGTTGCGGTTGCTGCGGTTCGCGCTGGGTGGTATTGCGCGGCGGGGTGATCATGTTACGAATGCTGTTTGGCATCTTTTCAAAGTCCTCGATACGTTTTGATTGAATACAGGCCATCGCCTGCAGAGATGTAGTGACCTGATCGGCAAAGCCATGCGCCAGGCATTCTTTACCATCCATCCAGGTTTCATCGTCCAGCATGGCGGCGATTTCCTCGGTCGTTTTTCCTGTTTTCTCCGCGTACGCCGGGATCAGGACAGACTCGACCTTATCCAGCAGATCGGCATAATCCCGCATGTCGTTGGCATCGCCACCTGCGAATCCCCATGGTTTGTGGATCATCATCATGGTGTTTTCCGGCATAATGACCGGGTTGCCAACCATCGCAATCACTGAAGCCATGGAAGCAGCCAGACCATCGATGTGAACGGTGATCGCTGCGCCGTGATGCTTCAGGGCATTAAAAATGGCGATGCCATCAAAGACATCGCCACCGGGCGAATTGATATGAAGGTTGATATGGGTAATGTCGCCAAGCGCCTTCAGGTCATTCACAAACTGGCGCGCCGTCACCCCCCAGTAGCCGATCTCGTCGTAGATATAAATATCCGCTTCGTTGTCGGCGCTGGCCTGCATACGGAACCAGGAATTACTTTTTGCGCTGGCTTTCGGACGGTGATGCGCCCGGCTCTTTGGCTTCGGCACTTGTGCCTCCTTTGTCATTGGCAGGGTCAGTGTCAAACACCAGCCCCATCTCTTTGTTTTCGTCGATTTCTGCCTTCCGTCGCGCCTTCACATCGTTCGGGTTACGTCCGCTGGCGCGGACCCAGTCGGATTCCGTTGCCGCTCCGCCCCGGATCTGTAACTTCCAGGCATTGGCCTCTTTAACCGGATCGATCCACGGCATAACAGGGCCGGAATAAACTGCCGAGTACAGCGACTCCATATCCAGACCGCGGGGCAATTTAATCTCGCCGGCGGCCACCGCCATTTTCAGCCAGGCGCGGTACATTGGCCGGGTCACCGCGCCAATAAACCAGTCCTGCAAAATGAGATAGCCGTCTGTTGATTCCACCAGTTCCTGCCGCTGCGCGCTGTAGGTGCCGTTGTAGTTTCTGGCTGTGCTTGAAAAGCTGAGTCGACTGCCTGCTGCGACAGCGCGAAGTTGCCCATTACGGAAGGTTTCAAGGTTAGGATTGGGTCGGTCAGATTTCACCATGCCGATATCTTCACCAGGCTTAAGATCGTCATAAATGATGCCTGGCTGAATCATCACTTCCCGATCATCATCATCGGAAGAACTGTTACTCTCTTCGAAGCTTTGCCCGTCCCCCTTTTTGATGTACATGCCCAGCGCGGCAGCAATACGTGCGGCGGTGAGCTCGGCGTCTTCATATTCTTTGAGTGCGCTGAGGCGCATCAGTACGCCGGACAGCATCGATACGCCCCGGGTCTGGTGCAGACGGCGGACAAATTTAAGATGCAGCATGTTTTCCGCATCCACTTCTTTGGTATCAAGCTGACGGCCTGAAACGGGCAGGCTTTTATAAACCTGATATTTCCTTGGTCTGCCCCAGTTGTCGACGAATACCCCCTGATTAAGCTGGCTGGCAGCATCGCTGTTCATGGGAATAAAATCTGGTTCAAGCGCTTCAAGCCAGAAGGGGATACCGGCTGCTGGCGTAAGACCATTCCCGGTTCCACTGACAAGCTGGGCAAACACTTCGCCATCCCGAAGCCAGGTGCGCAACATCAGGCGCTCAAGCATCGGGCGGGTAAACTGGTTCGTGACATCTGGCCTGACAGACCATTCTGCCCATTTATTACGGATCTGATCTGCCAGCTTTTTGGCGATTTTACCGTTCATCAGTTTGGGATGGGGTTCAACAATAATTCCGGCTTTCCCCACCACCCGCTCTTCCAGCTTATCGAACACCCCAATCACCAGATCGTGATTGTTATCGAGCCACCGGGCCTGCTCCCGCAGTGATACCGCCCCCATTTTGCTGAGCTGATCTGCAGAACGGTTTTCACGGCGCCCTTTGTGCGTTCTGGTCGGGGTAACGGCTTCATATGCCCTGATTTTCGCGCGCGCCTGCAGACGGGCTGCTTTCCAGCCAGGCGAAAAGACCCCAATCGCATCATCTAAAAGGCTCATTCAAACCTCGCCAGTCGGTAACCGGGTCGCCCGCGGCGATGAGAAATAAGAGAAGAGAGACGACGCTCCCACTCCTGACGCCCTTTTCGGATTTCCGACAGGTTCTCCATCGTCATTTCCTGCCCATTGAAACGGATAGTTTTGCCATCCAGCACCGCCATTTCGGCTTCGGTATATCGCTGGATCATGGCTTCGATATCAACACGGTTCACAACCATCCTCCTGATGTACTCCAGGGGTTAGAATCATCGGTTACGGGCTTTTTCCGCTTCCGTTTTTTGGTGGGTACTGGTTCTGGTGTCTGGGATGACGCTTCGCCAGCTTCCGGCGGCGCGTTCTCCAGCCAGGTTTCCCGCCTCGCCCACTCAGGAGCAGCGGGCCATTTGATTTTCTCGTAGCCGTGGAGGATGGCGAGCGCATCTGCGTAGACCAGCAGGTCAAATGCTTCGTTTGCACCACGTCCCGGCTTACTCCATTTGCCATCGGTCGATCGCTCCTCATAGGTCAGTTCATCGTAAAACCAGCTGCCGAGCCAGTCAGGGAAATGCACATAGCCAGGGCCTGGTGAATCACGCCACAAAGCGTTGTTCACCCGGTCTTTCAGAGCATCGGTCTGGATCAAGTAAAGCGGGACATCACCAGAAGCCTGTGCCCGTCGGCTTGAACGTCCGGTATTATCAGGAAAGGTTCGGGAGATGAGTTTTGATCTGCGGACACTGTCGCCTTTGAACAGGTAAATCTGTTTTCCGAGTCCTTCACGACGACACTTACGCCAGAATTTATAAGCGTTGTCGGTCACACCATCCTCACCGCCGGAGTCAACGGCCATCGCCATCAGCCGCATACACCGGGTCGGATCCGATGCCAATGGCCAGGCTTTGTTAAACACATCGGTCAGCAATAAATCCCAGTCTTCCGGATAGCTTGCCGGGTCAATCTGCTGGCTCTCGCCATTGGCGTCATAGCGCATCGACTGCCGGATATTGTAGCGGTCCACCAGCCAACGCTCTCCCATGCTGCCGTAGCCAGTAACCTGAACAACAAAACGCCGGTTGCGCCCCGCCTGAACATCGACGGTCGCCATAAGGAAACAAACCCCGTCCGGAACAGAGCGCTTTGGTACAACCTCCGCACGCTGCTCAAGCAGTTCACTTTTGCGCTGTTCCATGCTGGAGCGAGGAAGATACGGACGCCCAAAGTCGGTATTGATTACCGTCTTCAGTGCTTCCTCGCTGCCGGTGGCCTGATAGTCCTGCTCGGCGGTAAGAAATTTATAGATGAGCTGCGCCCAGGTCTGATACGCGGCGGCAGGACCTTCCATCCAGAAGGAGGCAATGCGCGATCGTCGCCCTTCCCCAGTGATAACACCATCGTTGTCGATGGTTTGCCCATCCCGCAGCCACTTCCCTTTCATATTGAGCGAACGCTTCATATCCGCAGTGATGTGCTCTTTACAGGCAGGGCATTGAAGACAGGCTTTCTCGCTGGCCTGAACAGGGTCCGCGATATCGCGGTAACCTGTCATATTGTCCATTTCAGGCTGGAAATATTCACCGCAATGTGGGCACGGCCAGTAAAGGCGACGGCGATCACCACGGTTGTACAGCGCCAGAATCCCCGTTGAAGGAGGAGCTTCATGCGGTGAGCTACGGCGCCATTTTGTGTCACGTATGTCGCGGCCCGGCGAACTCTCAACCAGTGTCATACCTGACGACATGAACGTTGTTGTTCGCTTTGATGCCAGTGAAAAGGCGTCACCTTCCCCGTCAATGTCTTCCGGGAAACGGTCATAGTCGGTCAGTGCCACGCATTTATAGTCCGATGAGGACATGATATTGACCGATGGCCAGCCGATTTTCAGGTAGTTCCCGGCGCGAAAAGTGCGGTCATATACGTTGTTATCATTACGCCGCGGGCTCAGTCGGGATTTCACTTCAGGGCTGCAACGGAATGTACGATCAAGACGCTTTTTGGAGTGCTCGCGCGCCTTTTCCTCAGTCATCTGAATCAGGAGCATATCAGCCGGATCACAGACAACGTTGTAAACAATCCAGCCATCAATCAGACCAATGGTTTTACCCGTTCGCGCCGGACCAACAAACACTACCGCGTCATATTCACGCGATGCCAGGCAGTTCATCGGTTCAATCACGTAAGGTGCCAGATCCGGATCCCATGGAACGGAGTTACCCGCCCCCATCGGCACTCGCATATAAGTACTGACCGCATCGGCCACCTGCATTCGACGCGGGGCACGTAAGATACCGGAAACATCGCGGCGGATGCCTCTGGCGGATGCCCGCTTTGCCATCAGTCCTCCTCTGGCTCTTCCTCCTCTGCTTCAGCGTCCTGCACCCTCTCCGCCATCTGATCGCGCAGGTCATCAATAACGCTCTGCACACGAGAAACCGCAACAGGCGTTAATGCACAGTCACGCTCAAGTACATCAGGGAGGGTTTCAAGTACCATGACGACGGCTTTCGCCATCAATGAGAATTCGCGCGCCACTTCATCAGCGGGAATGAGCTGCCCCGTATCCTGCTCAAACTTGAGTCGCTCATTCTCCGCTTTCCAGTGGGAAAGCCTGTCCGATGGCAGCATGTCATCGATATTGGCTGACACAGTGGGGATCATCAGTTCGGTCAGAATGTCGGTGATCAGGTAAAGCTTTAATTTGCTGTTGCTACCTGGGGCCGGTTCAATATTTTTCAGCCTGGCAGCGACCGTCTGACGGTGTACGCCAGTGATCCCCGCCAGCTGGTTGATATTCAGTTTTAAAGTGGCAATTTCCTGGTCCATGATGGTGAACACTTTTTAAACGATTCGACATCTGCACGAAATCGCCTCCAATGAGATCAATAACCTGCGCAAATGATGATGATGACCTTAGATCCGAAAAACTAGCCGTTTTCCGCGAGCACGCCGCCCCGTGGCAGGCCACCCCGCCAGGAGGACCCGCTTAATAATAATGATTATCACTTGCAATGTAAGCGTGCAGCGAGAACCGTATTGACGGGGAGGTGTTATTCAGTTGGCAATGCTACGCGGCAGGGGAGCAGTTCGCTGACCCGGTTTATCGGCCAGTCAGCAATGACGTCAAGGACATAGCGGAGGTAGCTTTCTGGCTCCACACCGTTCAGTTTGCACGTCCCGATCAGGCTGTACAGCAACGCGCCGCGCTCACCTCCGTGATCCGAACCGAAGAACAGCCAGTTTTTTCGACCCAGGCTGACCGTCCGCAGAGCATTTTCAGCGATGTTGTTATCTGCTTCCGCCCAGCCATCGTCTGCATAGTACGTCAGGGCCGGCCACTGGTTCAGGGCGTATGCGAACGCTTTCGCCAGTTCTGAGTGTCGCGACAGGGTTTTCATCTTTTCACGCAGCCAGCTTTCCAGTGATTTCAGCAGTGGCTTCGTTTTCTGCTGACGTTCGGCAAGGCGCTGTTCTGCCGGTATTCCCCTTATTTCCGCCTCGATGATATACAACTCGCCGATACGCTTCAGGGCTTCATCCGTCAGCGCCGATGGCGTTCGGACATGCACATCGTGGATTTTTCGGCGGGCGTGAGCCCAGCAGGCGGCTTCCATTATCCGGCCATTGCGGTAAAGCTCGTTGAACCCGGCGTATGCATCCGCCTGCAGCACACCGCTGAAGCCGGCAAGATGGGTCTGCGGGTGGATGCCTTTTCTGTCCGGGCTATAGGCGAACCACACGGCCGGTGCCAGCGCTGACCCGGCGTTGCGGTCGTCGCGAACGTATGTCCACAACCGCCCGGTCTTCGTCTTCTTATTACCCGGCAACAGCACCTGCACCGGGGTATCATCGGCATGGAGTTTGCCATCGGTCAGGACATAGTCCTGAAGCGCCTCTTCCAGCGGTGACAGCAGCCGGCAGCATGCATCCACCCAGCCCGACAGCAGTGAACGGCTCAGGTCCACACCCTGGCGACCGTATATTTCTGACTGACGATACAGCGGGGTATGCTCTGCATACTTTGAACTCAGCACGCGCGCCAGCAGCCCCGGCCCGGCGATACCCCGCTCGATGGGGCGTGAAGGCGCGGGGGCCTGCACGATGGCGTCGCATTTTGTGCAGGCGTGTTTTTCCCGCACGGTCCGGATAACCCTGAAGGCGCTGCGCATCAGCTCCAGCTGTTCGGCGGCATCTTCGCCCAGGTAACTCAACGCACCGCCGCAGTCCGGGCAGCATGCCTCTGCCGGCAGCAGCCGTTTTTCGTCACGGGAGAGTGATGCGGGGAACGGTTTGCGGGTGCGGGTCTGACGCAACGGACGCTGCACTGTCGGGTCATCCACCCGACCGGTCAGAGCATCGCTTTCTTTCTGCAGCCGGTTCAGGTCGGCTTCCATCTGTGCGATGCGGCGGGAGACCTTTTCGGAACGACTGCCGAAGTTCATCCGGCGAAGTTTATCCAGCTGCGCCTGCAGCTTGTCTATTTCGCGCTCCCGGTTGCTCAGCTTTTCCTGCAGGGCGTGGATCAACGCTTCCTGTTCAGCCAGGCGCTGTTTCAGCAGAAGGATGTCGTCAGAAGAGGTGTCGTTCATAAGCCCGCATTTTACCAGGCTTATTCTGCAACAACCAGGATAAAGAGGCCTACAGCATGGTCAGGGAGGTCAGCAACCGCTTCGGCTGTCGCCAGTCGATGCCTTCCAACAACATTGCCAGCTGCGCCGGTGTCAGGAACACTTTGCCATCGCGGGCTGACGGCCAGGCGAAGCGCCCGCGCTCCAGCCGTTTGGTCAGCAGGCACAGCCCGTCTCCGGTAGACCACAGCAGTTTGACCTGACTGCCACTGCGGCCCCGGAAGATGAAGACGTGGCCGGACATCGGATCATCTTTCAGCGCCGTCTGCACTTTTGCAGCCAGCCCGTTGAAGCCGTTGCGCATGTCGGTGATACCGGCAACCAGCCAGATCTTGGTCCCGGAAGGTAACGGGATCAT